TGTATAGTTTTGTTTTGCTTCTTCACCAAATAAATCTCCTACCCAATAATCCTTGTACATGAAGTTTGCAATATAGAAATCCTTAAGTTGTCCATTGTATTGTTTCCTAAGTTTTGCAAACTGAAACTTATCATTCCTTTTAAGGAAACTACTAAACGATGCACTAACTTTTCCATGGTATTTGTTAAAATCATAATCAGAATTATAATGTAGTTTTATACCAAGATAAAGTTTGTAACTCTCGTATCCAAATCTTGCATCCAAGTCTAAATCCTATGTGTTCTTTTGTATTGTTCTAATGCTTGAGTTGCACGAAGTTTATCAATGTAAATTCTTCGTTTCTTTGCATTCTTTTGTTTCTGTCTTTTTGCAGATGGTTTTTCATAGTATCGTCTTTCACGAACCTCTGCAATAATACCATCCCTCTCTACCTTTTTCTTAAATCGTCTCATCAACACATCAAATGGTGGTGGCCCAGATGGTTTCTTTGGTTTTCTTCCCCATTCTTTTTGTCTTTGTGGTCTTCGATTATAATGTTTCATATTGGTAGTTTACCTTTTCCTTTCTTAGTATTTGGTTTTAATAGATTGTAGTTCATTGCATCACTTTCTATCTTTTGTTTTAGAGGTGGTGTAATGAGGTTTTTTACTGACTCTGGGTCTAGATGTTGTGTCTCACAGAAATATATGATTGCATCTATATAATTCAATCCTTTCTCTAGTACAATAGTTTCTATTTGTTCAGTAAATCTCTTTTTAGTGAGTATCATGCTTCTTTGTCGATATCCCAACTAATTCTTTTTTCATAGTTTTGTCTCTTTAACCTTGAGTCCATTTTTTCTATTTCTTGTTGTGTTCTGAATGATGCAACCCAATTACCACCACTTCTTTCTGCTTCTTTAAATATATAATTTGTTATCATGACTGGTATGAGGACTGCCATGTGAATTATAATTGACCAGACAATACTATATCCTATCCAGTTCATCCAGTGCAGTGCAACTACACCGAAATAACAAGACCACATTATGAATAATGCAAGGGTAAAGTATGATTGAATTGAAGGGTCATGTATGTGTCTTAAAGGATTGTATCGATTGTCCATTATAATTCTCCAACAATCAATAACAAAAAACACTAGTCTTTTTAAAATATCCATACTATTAGTATCTCACGATTTTCTTATTTGTCAAGTCTTTTCCCACCAACATTCTATATTTTTATCAAATATTTTTAAGTATACATGGAAAGGTTTATCTGGTTCATACCAGTCTCTATCATACATTAGTCCATAGTAATCAAAGTTAGTTGCTTTATAGATTGTCCCACCTTTATTTTCTTCTGCAGCTGTGACTAGGACTTTAGGATTTAGTAATTTGATTGCACGAGATAAGAACCATGATGTTATATTGTGTTCATCTAGTGGGTCTACTGCAAGTCTAGCTAGTTCATAAAAACCTTCATAGGTGTCATGATGACATCCAAAGTATTCTTTATGAAAAGGGACATGCCATTGTCTATTTTTACGATAAGAACAAAATTGTGATGCACCAACTAATTTACCTTCATGAAACAGACCATAACAATTATGGAATAAACCACCTTGCCATGGGTAATCTAACCCATAGATATCTTCTTTTCTGTTGTTTTTTTGGATGATTGGTCTTGCATCTTCAAGACTTATTTCACTTACTTCATAATTATCTTTCATTCATTCAATAACCATATCCATTTGGGTCTTCCCAACTACCTTTTTGATTATGTTTTCTATGTGCAGTTTTTTCTTCCCAGTTTTCTATTGCTCGTTTAATTCCTTCTTCTGCAAGGACAGAACAGTGTAGTTTGATAGGTGGTAATTCAAGAGCTTCTGCAATTTCTTTATCTTTGATTTGTTTTGCCTGTTCAATTGTTCTACCTCTGAGCAGTTCAACAAAAAGTGTCGATGATGCAATAGCAGAACCGCATCCATAAGTTTTGAATTTGACATCCTCTATTGTGTCTCCATTCATTTTTAGGTCAAGTTTCATGACATCACCACACGCAGGAGCTCCTACTAATCCAGTTGCAACATTAGGGTCTTTAGGGTCGAACCTACCAACTGAATGTTTGTCTGGATTGTTTAGAACAGATTCGAATCTGTCTACAACTTTTTTTGAATATGCCATAATTTTTTCTAAATTGAGTTTATAACTATTATAAATATAAATGATAAATATCTATAACTAGATTGAATATCATTATTTTTAACCCATAACTATTTATAAGGAGACGAAACTTAAAATGAGTCGTGCTATTAACTATATTATTGAACACAGATGCGAGATATGTGAAAAGATTGCAGATATAACTTCTTTCTCATTCTATATGTTAGCACCCATTGCCTTACCATTCATCATAATGTGGATGGCAATGATATCTTACTAAAGACCATATTCAGTTCTATACTGACTACGCAACTCTTGTAGCTGGTCGACATACTTATCACTTGGTTGTTCAATAAACAACTGAGACGAACCATCACTCACTGCAATCATCGTAATGATTGCATGGATAGTTTCACCTGTAAGTTCTTCAAACATTTTTGCATATGCAGTTTCCTGTATAAAATAATTCTGTATCCATTTCTCTTGTTTTGGTTTTGCACTGGTTTTAAAATCGATGACTGACAGTTTACCATCCCACTCTGCAATGCAGTCTACCCTACCAGCTAGTTGTAGGTTATGTGAATAAAGTGGAGACTCAAGACCATGAACAACTCCTATCTGGTTTAGTTGTTTTTCTAATGAGATGAATGCTTGTTGAGTTGTGGGCATTGCACCCTTGAATTTCTCTTCAAAATTATCACCTTTAATATAGTCTTCAAATAATTGGTGTGCAGATGTACCATGTCTTGCAGCTTGAGTAGATATTTTATTTGCAGTTTTCTCACCAACTCTTTTTCTCCATTTCTTAATACCATCCCTATTCAGAAGTCCAGTGACCGATGTGACAGATGGATACTTCTCACCTGTTGGTGTGATGTAGTATCTTTTACCATCTATATTTTCTGTAGGTAAAGATTCAAATCCATAATCTAGTAATTCAAATGTCTTCATGGAAATATTCTTTGTGGTTTTACATCCTCTGTCATTGCATCAAGTTCATCGATATCATGTTTACCATAAATTGTAACTTCATAAGTATCTTTTACCTTATCAAACTTAACCTCAAATGGTAGTTCATACCCTTTACCTTGTAGTATTGCAACTCTATCATTGAACTCTCTGTATTCGTCTCTTGTTAAAATTGCACTATTATTGACCATCGTTATAACTCCCATATTCTTTATCTCCTATTGGCCCTGTATATGCAATGTCAAATGAAATACTTTTTGATGGTGCTTCACCATTCCACCAAACTTCGTGTCCAAGATATGATGGAAGAATAACCAATTGTCCTTTACTTGCAGTTAAAGTTATTGAATCTTGATTCCATCCACTGTCTCCTGTTACTCTTTGAGGATAGTGTGCTTGGTATAAAACTGCATTAGGATTTAAAATTGTTATATTATGATTTGCATCTTCTGGATAATATGTTCCAGTAAATGCACAATTTTGATGATAATGATGTGCTAAATGCATTCTGTTTTCATCATAAAGATTAACCCACATATCATTTAGTTTTACTTCTTGTCTTACAAACCCCATTTCTTCACATATATCTTGGGTAATATTTAATATTATATCCTTTAATTCTGGATATTCTTTTCTTACTACATTAGTTTCACCAAACTCTGTTGGTAGTTCTAATTCTAGTTCTATTTCACCAGTCCAAATTGGTATCGGAAATGTACCAGCTAACTGTCCTTTTACTTCACTCATTATTTACTCCTGTAATAGTGTATAATACACTGTCAATTCTTCACCCTCAAGTATGGGTCTAGTTGTATATAGTTCTCTTTGGTCTCCATTGTGATAATGGATGTTTGTACTAATATAACAATTTGGGTCTTCTGAATGGTTTATAAAACCACCTAGTGGTGTTCTAATCCAGTCTCTTCTTCGTT